TGTCTTAATACCAAAGGTATTATTAAATTCATCATTACCTAATTGAGAAATATCGTTTTCAGATAGTAATTCAAAAGATACTCCGCTATCTGGTAATTGCACAATAATAGAATTTAAATCTCTAAAGTTTCCCTGCAATTGTATTTTTGCTTGGGCTGATGCAATTTCTTCATAATGGCTTCCTTGCCATAATTGAAGAGAAACTATCTTACGGACTTTCATTTGTTTTAGTTGAATGAAACCAACATAACCACCGTAATAATGATGACTTGGACCTCTTGTAAATTCAAAGTTATGGTATTCGTCTTTAGTGATAATTGGTCTAAAAGAACGCTTTACTTTATCATCAACAATACCTTCAACTCTTTTTATGATAGAGCCGACCTGTGCAGTAGTAGGGTATGTTGTTCCGCTAAATGGAGGAATTTGAAGTAAATTAGCAACTTCTGTTGCATTTGTATAGAAACCCCTGCCTTGTGTATAATTCGGATTAATTTCCGTAAAATCGCTTGGCGAGATTGTTGTTCCCATTTTACTCACCCATCTTTTCATTCAAAACAGATAAGTTTTCCCTCAAATCATCAATGATGTTAGTCATTTCATCATTTTTTCTTCTTTGCATAGGGCTTAATGTAAATTCCCCTACATCAGTAACTACCAATTCAATATGAAGAATAACATTTTGAAATGCTTCTTTAATATTAGCATAATAAATTAAAGGATTTAATTGAACCCCTTCACCAGTAACTACGGCTAAAGCCTTATCAGTAACTCTTCCAAACTTAGAAGGGTCTGCAATATCAGCAGGTTTTCTTGATAACTTTCTTTCGCCTCTCTTTGCTTTTAGCCTTCTTGCTTCTAATTCTTTCTTATCCGCTTCATTATCTTCTTTTAACTCTCTTTCATCATAGACAGGTTCATAAGCGGCTTTGTCTGGAAATTCAAACCCTGCTAATCTTTTAGGACTAATAACTACTTTTCTTGCAGGAACATAATCATCTTCATCACCTTTCATGGCTTGAAGTCTATCATATTCTCCTTTATCAATATAATCTCCTTCATATTGAACTATGCTAGACTTTTCATCATATAACATACTTACTCTTGTAAATTGCTTTGGTGTTTGGTTCTTATCCTCAAGGTCTTTATTGGTTTTTTCAACTTCTTCTTTTGTATAAATTGGACCAAAAGTTCCTGAAACAACAAATTTATTCCTTAACTCATTATGTGCTGCTGAATTTTCTTTTAATACTTTAGGAAGGCTTCCCACTAAATCGGAAGTTGGATTCTTTTTCCTGTCTGCATCAGATAACTTAAGTCTATATACTGGTATTTCTTTTGCTTTTTCAGCATAAGCATCTTCGGGAGCATCTTTCAATCTATATTCACGAATAGTTCTATGAGTAGTTGAAATTTCATTACTTGGTGTTCTTTGTGAACCATCAATAGTAATAACATAGTAATTAGGTTTATATTTCATTCTTTCTGCTTTATCCATAGAAACATAGTTGCCGTTGCTAATTCTTTCCCCTGTTTCTTTATTAGTCCATGCTTCGCTTTCAAGTTTCATAGCCTCTTGAGGACTTAATCTTTTGAATTTACCATCAATCATTACTTCAACAGTTTGAATAGTAGCGGGATTTCCTTGTTCATCTGTTCCCGATTTCCATTGTTTTCCTTCTTCTAATAAAGCAATTTTACGAGTCAAAGAGTTATTAACAGTTCTTTCTGTCTTAAAATTAACTTCTCCTTTGTAAGTGTATGCTTTCATAGGATTACTTAGCATTGGTTCTATTACTGCTTCTTGCACTTTTTTAAGCATAGGGAAGAATTTCTTAGCAATTTCTTTTTCTGTTGAATCGGGAACAGAAACAGAACGACCCGCACCTTCATAATTTCCTTTAATGATTTTAACTAAACCTTTCGTTCCTAAATCATATACTCTATTATCTTGCATAGCATGGGTTCTATCTTTCATTCCTGCAACGCCTAATTCAATAAATTCTTTATGTTGTAATTCATATGCTGAACCGTTATCTTTGAATCTTCCAGTTGATTTATTATTTTTATCTGTAATCAACTTAACAGGTTGAACAGTTATCTTTGCATTTGCTTCTAATTCTTTAACTACTTTATCAGGAATTTTAATGTTCATATCCATAGTTATTCTTGGAGGATAAGATTTACTTTTACTTGGTCTAAAATCAGGTTGTTGGCTAGTAGTGTCCACTAAAAACTCTTTTTTAGCATCAATGATTTCTTCTTCGGTATATGGTGAAGTAAACAGAATATTTTGGTTTCCATAACTAAATCTAATAGGAGATTCAAAACTATCATACTTATCCATATCATCAGGAATAACTTCTTTAAAAGTTAAATCAACTGTAATACCATAATCTTCTTCTGTATATGCTTGCAAAAATTCATCTGCATCAAAATCAGGCAAATTCTCAAATGCTTGACCGAACTTTAATCCACCGAATCCTCTTAATCTGTTTAACACAGAAGAATCATTTAAATCACTTACCTTCAAACCTTCAAGAAATGAAATGTTGTCTTGATTAGCCACTCTTTCATTTCTTATTTTTCTTGAAGTGAAATTTTTGATGGCTTCTTCTCCATCATCATGTCCTCTAATTAGAGGCATTAAACTATCATTCTTAATATCGTTAAGAATTTTTTCAAATTCATCAATAATCGGCTGAACATCTTCTCCTTTCTGTTCTGCATTTTCTTTGGCTATTTTAAGATAAGAAATAAATTCAACATTTTCTTCTTGAATGAATTCTAACATTTCACTTTTAATCCTACTAGAAGTAGCAGGTAATTCAATGTTATCATTACCCCAAAGAATAGAAACCAATATTATTCACCTCACATTAGCCATTTAGCCCATGCTGCTGCTTTTTGAATACCAGCACCTAAATGTAATCCACTTGTAGGTGGTTCATAACTCATTTGTCCTTGAGCATCAATCCAATAAGGACGACCATAACCGTCTGTTCCCGATGGAGGAACAGGATAACCTGAACCATTATTCATAGCACCCTGCATTTGAGTGTATTGTTGGGTTTGACCCGTTAATCCAGCAATTGCCATTCCTGCGGTTGGTGCGGCTGGATTACCCATTCCACCACCACTAAAGCCTTGAGATTCTAAGTATTGTTGTTTCGCAAGTTTTCTTTGATTTACGACTTCTGTATTGATTGCTGACTGTAAAAGCCTTTGAAGGTCTAAATCAATGTTTTCT